GTGGAACCAATGATCCAGGTGCTTCATTGGCTTGCGGGAGCATTTCTGATCCCGGCATCTGTTGCTGTTGGGCGAGTTGTGCGGCTGCCTCGTCGGCGGCCAGCTTTTGGTGCGCTTGAACGTGAACGTCAATTGCTTGTCGAACATCGGGTGTTGCAAGCTCGTATGCAGGGGATTTGCGCTCACGGTTGTGTTGGGCAATATGTTTGGCGTGGTCGTCAAAGTCGGCTGGCATGACTGGGGTGGCCTGCATAAGTAGTCCGTTTTCCCATTCGGCTTTGGCGACATCGGGGTCGGCTGATGCCATGAAACCTTTGGGGTCGGGAAGGTCGAGCAGTCTTGACAGGCTTGGGCCATCAATGTTTTGGAATGCTGCTGGGAAGGTTTGTGCCAGCGATGTGATGACGGATTGTGTTGCGATCTTGGATCGTGGTGCGGTCGCGTCTAGCGGGACTTTGACTTGTGGGGTTTCGTCAATGTCGTCGGCTGTCCATTCAAACTGAACGGTTGATCCTTGCTGGGTGGTGATCGTTTGTGATCGCACCATGCCTGATTGCTGGGCGTAGGCACGGTACAACTGTAAGGTCATTTGACCGATACGCGCCCAAACAGCAGACTGGTTTCGTGCCATTGGTGCTAGAGGGCCGTCGTCCTTCTCGGCTAATACTGATAGGGCAAGTCCTGAGTTGCGGTCACCAGGGGCTTGACCACGAGAAACAGCGTGGGTGGAGAAGATGTCGTCCATCTCTGCTTCTAGTTGTGCTGCTTCGTTACTGATCCAGCGGGGGACTTCGGGTGCTGACTGCCAATGCGGTTCGCCCAATTCAGCGTTGTATTCAAGTACATCGGCGGGGTCGGTCGTAATGGTGTCGGAGTCTTCAATTGATCCTGCGGGAACCATCAGTCGAGCGTTTGCTGCTTTACGCATATGTTCAAGGATGGTTGAGCGCGCACGGTTGTAGGCGTACTGAATATCTCGTGCCGGGGTGAGAAGTGTGTTTCCGACCCATGTACGAGGGATTTTGCGCTGGATACCGATAGCGATATTGAGGCGGGGGAATGGGAATGGCCAGCCTTGACCGTTGCCGTAGGCGTATACCTGCTTGTTGTTTACGACGTGGACGACGCAACCAGGAGTACGGTTGGTTGGGCGTTCGTAGTAGCAGTAGACAAGGGTTAAGCGGGGTGGTTGACCTTGTGGTCGACGCGACAGCAATGTGCGGTGGCGTGAAGACAATGATGCTTCAGCGTCAGGTACGGGATCAAAGTCAAGGTCGTAGCGTTCTTTGACCTGCTCAGGGGGTAGAGCAACACATTTGATCCAGTAACGAGCGTCATCAACTGACTGTGAACCTGGTTCTAAACAGAATTCGCTGATACCGAGAGGTGTGAGGCGTACACCACCAGCGGGGATCGGGATGGCGGTCACAGGGTCGGTGGCAACGATCTTGCCTAGTTGAGGATCCCATTCAATAGATACGGCTGCTGATCCACCATATAGGACTTGGAGAAGGTGTTCTTCACGGATGTCAGCCCAGTCTTGTTCGTGGGCTTCCGATATGAGAAGTTGTTCTTGTAGACGTTGGCGACGAGCTGATGCGTCGTCTGTTCCTGATGGCTCGATCTCCCATACGAGTGGGGAGCGTGTCATACGAGATAGAAGGTTTGTTGTACGAGGCCCAAACTTGTCTACGGTGATACGCGTGTACCGTTCGTTGTCGTTGGCGTAGTCCAGTTCTTGCACGATATTGCGGGTCTGATCCCACCAAATCCATTGTTGACCGCTGTTGTAGGACGCGTTCATCCAGTAGTCCCGGCGTTCTTTTAACAGATAACGGTCAGCCTTGTTCCATAGGTCAATGACATCTGTTGGTTTGGGTGGTTCCCAAGGTTTCATGGCCCTACGCCTTCAGTTGGTGACTGCCACGATGTTCGTGACCGAGGATCGACTTGTTCTTTCTTTGTTGACTTAGAGAACTTTTCGGCGGCGATAGCTGCTGATGGGTTCTTTGCCAACAATAGATTAGTCAATCTACGGTTCTCGCGTAGTAACAACAGGACAATGCCCAGTAGGGCGACGAGGCTGAACGCTGCGAATATCACAGATCACCAACGAAATCAGTATCTATTTCGGGTTTGGGGGTGTCTTCCCGACGAGGACGACCTCGCTTGCTGGTAAGGGGTGAACCTGCTACATCGGGCCGTGCGGAGCCTAACGGCGGATCATCCTCGTCGAGTTGACTTGTAGGGCCTGCCTGCTCTACAGGTTGTGAGTCTACACCCACGATTGCTCCTGCGATTAAGGCTAGGCGTTCTTCTGCTATTTCGGCTCGGTCACCCATTTCTTTGGCGACTCGTTCCATTGCTGCGAATTCTCCGTAACGGTGCATTTCTATTGCACGGGCTGGTGCAACCATGCGAGCTAGTTCTAGCGCACAGTCGGCACAGATGTAGAGACGGGTGTTTGCTGACGGGTTTGCGTCGTCGGGACTGTTGTGTCCGTCTAGGTCTAGTTCCATGTCAATGATGGGTTTTGCGACCCCTCGACAAATCCAGCAGCAACCTGGCAGATAATTGTAGTTGTCAACGATTCTCATTACCATCTCCGCTTTTTTGTTTTGTCCAACTTCTCCATGAACCTTTGTACTCTACCCTCTGCATCATATGTGGCGTGTTTATGCTTGCGGGTGATTTCGTTGTACGGACGGCAGGCTAGCAGATATCGGAGTGCGTCTACTGCATGGTCTTCGTCGTCGGTGTCTACGTCTTCAATTTTGGTTTTGTCGTGGCGCATAGCGGGCAGGGTGCGGAGTAGATGCTCGCAGGTAGAGAAAATTTTTAATTTTGGCTCATCGTTGATAACGCCTGGTTGCAGGTAGCGGTGGACGTTTTGCCAGCCTGAGATACGGGCGTTTTTGGCTCGGCTGGTGGAGACTCCTAGTGAGTTGTATACGCCTGCGACGGTTTGTCCTAAGCCTTGGACGTTGCTGTATGTGGATGGGTCAATAACGGTGGCGGTGATGCGTTCGTTTTTGCCGTCGCTGGTTTTGGACATTTCTTTGATTTGCATAGCTTGTTGTGCTGCGGTGAGGTTTTTTTGGTATGCCTCTCGGTAGACGTAGCAGGTTCCGTCGGCTGGATCCCAGGCTCCCCATAGGCAACAGTAAGGGTTTGCTGTACCAAAGTCGATTCCTCGGTAGCGTGGCCATTCTGCTGGGATTTCAAATGGGGTGACGACGTGTACATCTCGGTTGAATTCGGAGAAGTATTGCCCGGTGAAGGTGTCCCAGTCGCCTAACAGTTTTTGTTTGCGTTCTGTTTCGGGGAGCATGGATAGGTGCTTGCGGTATGTGGGGTCAATGTGTGGGTTGTCGTCCACGGTTGACGGTACGAACGCCACGATGAGGTGGTCGGTGGGGTCGTGGGGTATTTCTAGTTTGTCAATCTCTGCTGGGTCGTCGGGGAGTTCGACTCGGCGTACTACATCAGGATTCTCAAATCCGTCGCGCACATCGTAGACAACAGCGTATTTGCCGTGCTGGGTGGGTTGTACCAGCATTTTGTATAGGAATGTGTGTCCACGGTCGCCAGGGTTCGTTGCGAACATAACGTGGGTTCTTACACCTAGCGCAGTCATTTTTCGGCTGGTTCGGAGTCGGCCTGACATCATGAGCATTTGGTAGGGGGTGAACTGGGTTGCTTCGTCAAAACCGATGAAGTCGTACTCGGCAGACATATATTGACCAACATCTTCGTCGCGGGCGCAGAATCCGTATTCGATGACTGATCCGTTGCCGTACCACCAGGCTTTAACGTTGTCAATGGATCGCAAGGCTGCATCCACGTTTAGTTGGGCGTATCGGACTTGGGATCGGATGATGAGTGATCGTCGTAGTTCGGGGAGCGCGGTACGGACGAGGAGTGTTCTATGACCGGGGTATTTGGCTGATAGTTCGTGGGCGTGGTAGGCGAGCAGTTCGGATTTGCCACCACCAGCTGCACCACCGTAGAGCAACCAGTCAACCTTCTTGACTAGGGCGTGGGCTTTCTCTTGGCGTTTGTTACCTGTCAGTTTCCATGCTTGTAGGTCAATCTCAAGCAGTCGAAGGTATTCGTCTTGTTCTGCACCTGTGAGTTGACCAAACTCGTCGTCTGACAGGAAGTTCATAGTTCGCTCATGGTGCGACCCGCAAACCGCTTGTTAGCGACTGGAAGGTTGTTGGCCACGATTCCGATCTTGTTGCTTGGTGCAACGACGGCAAGTAGGTCATTGTCTGACTGGTCAAAGTATCCCGCTGCTTCTAATGCTTCTTTAGTGGGGAAGACATCGGCGTGACGGTCTGTTTCCCGGTCAATGAGGTGGTCTTGTTTGCCACCAAATGAGTACACCACACGGAAATTTGGTAATCCTTGAAATTCAGATTCTTCTTTAACCATTTCTACTTCTTTGGTGTATGCGTAGAAAAGGATGTCTTTGTGAGTGTATGCAATAACAAGCCATGCGCTCAAGTATCCAAAGTCAAAGAAATCGCCAGCATCATGGATTCGGATGGCTCGACCACCAGTATTTACCCAGTTATGCAACCATCGGTCAGACTCGTCATGTGGGAGATCATGTGGTTTGCCCGTGGGTCGGAAACGCTTATGTTCTAACTCCACAATCATTTCGCACCACCAACTGTCATTACCTAGTACATACTCAAGGTTTTGTAGGTGGCGACGGCGCACGTTAGAGAACAGGTATGTTCCCATTTTGGCGTAGCAAACACGGCCACAAGCACCAGCGTTCGGGCAAGTGTTGAACCAGGAGCCGTCCGAAAGTTTTAGAGTGTGCGCTGGAAGAGTCCAGTTCCACACACCGACCTTGCGTAACTCGCTGTTCTGTGTCAATAAACGGTCAGGTTTAGTTGTCATCCGCTTTGTCCATCCCCTATTGCTCGCAAGCCTGCTTCGACACGAGCTTTGGCTTCTGATCTTAACTCTTCTAAACGTGACAGGCGGTCTTCGGGGTTCCCGGTGCGGTTTTCGTTGATCGTTGTTGCCTGGCCTGACTCCAACCTGAGGATGTCATACCAAATCTTCGCTACCTTAGTAGCTTCTTCGGCAGACTTAATCTCCCATTCGTTACTGACCAGGCGTAAACCGAGGTCAACAATGATGGATTGAGCCAACTTAGGAAGTATTTCCCGTGATGCGACCCCTGATGCAAGCAAATCTTGCCCTAAAACCTTCAATTGTTCGGCTGACTTGCGTCGTTCTTCTTTTTCCAGCACCTTTTTGACCCGAACCTCTTCAATGTCGGCTGCACGGGACGCTCTTTTGGCTTGTTGAGCCTCGCCTTTAGAAATAATTACCACTTCATTTAAGTCATCCACCACTTTAGTGGGCTTCGACTGGGTGGGACGGCGACCTTTGATACCTTCAATGATGTCATCTGCGTCATCGAACGCTTTACGCATCGTCATATAAGGTCTTTGCCCGATGTCAGATCATGAAGGGTGGCCCAAATCTGCATTGCGAGCGAACCAACCGACTGCGTAGCGACCATTTCGCCTGCTGTCAACGAGTTCACGTCATAAGAACGCTCCGCAAGCTCGACAATGTGCGCTGCAGCACAAAAAGCTGCCTTACACATATCAGGCGTTAGGAAGATCCCGGCTGACTCCAACGCGAAACGAGCCTGGGCTACCAGCGCATCGTTACCTAATCTTGTAACAGTTCGCATCAAATCATCAACAGTTGCCATATCTTCTCCCAAATAAACTTTGTCCTGTTACAAAAACTGACACTATCACCATACAGCCCCATGGTAATGTCATGTCACCGAACTTACGAAGCTTGAGCCTGTCGGGATGACACGCCAAGCGGAACTCGCCCGTAGTAAGCCTGTCTAACCAGGAGCGTAGGGACATTGTGACCTGAAAGGGGGTTCGGATCCCA